CGTTAAAATAACACTTATTATTGATATTCCATTGAATGAAATTATGGATTATATATCAAAATGGCGAGCATGGCAGAATGCCTATAAATATCGTAAGAGGTAGTATATGCTAAAAATAAAAGATTTAAAAACTTTAATGAAATTAAAAACAAATAATAAAGATGGAGATTTAGCTTTAGTTGAAGAAACAAGGACATTATATAAGTGGGATGGCGCAAACTGGTGTATTCATAAGCCAGAAGGTGGAATTAACGTAAGTCTTTATGAACTAAACCAAAGCGCTATGACAACTATGCCACCCATGTCAGATGAGCATATTAAACTTAATAAAGAATTTATTCGTGAACATTTATTCTTACAGTTAGCCCCAGAAGATGGTACTAAATATTTTATGCTTTTAAATAATGAGCAAAAATATTACACTACTTTTATAGTTAAACCTAACATTACAACAATTCCTGTTCCTAGCGTAGAAGATGAGGTAATTGAGTGTTTACAATCTCGTGGAGAAATTAAAGATATTTCTTTCCTTGAGGATGGAATTGAATTTTGGGTGACAGAAGGCGATAACTCATATGTTTATTATTTATTCAATTACCGAGGAGGTGTGATAGAATGCCAATAATTGGTTGCGGAGTTAACATTTTTGATTATGACCAAACAGTTTATCTAATGAATGAAGATGGCACTAGCCAAATATTAGGTAAATCAACTTATGAAAATTTAGATCATTTTATTACAACTTGCTGTGACAAAAACGCGGTTTATAAAGTGAAATTATCTGGAGTGCAACAATATACTGCTCCGCTTAAAGATAGAATTGAAAAAGAAGGTATATCAAGATATAATAGAAAGATTGAGGTAGAAATTTAATGAGTAAATTTTTAGTCAGTACAGTTGAGACTTATCGTGTTGATACAGATGAAGAAGCAAAAGCATTAATTGAAGACGCAAAGCGGTCTGCAATGTTTGAACTCGGCAAGTATAGTTCTGAGTATAAAGAAGTTAAAGCAAAAGGTGAAGTAGTTGATTCTTTTTATAAGATTTCATTAACAAAACATTTTAATAACATTAAAGAACCTAGTCAGCATATTAAGGTTGACTATGATGTAGATTATAATATTTAAGGAGAAGTAAATGAATAAATTTGAAGTAGTAAGTAAATATATTGATGGAGATAAGGTTGCAGTTAATCTTCCTGTGCGAGCTACCGCACATAGCGCAGGATATGACTTTGCGGCAGCGCAAACAATGGTAATTCCATCATATAAGCATTTAATGGAAGTTCTTTCTGACTATGTCGCTCCAAAAATGCCTTATCCTCTTAAGGATTTAAAAGAAATTGTAAAAACAACTAAACTACAGCCCACTCTAATTCCAACAGGAATTAAATGTCAGTTAGACGAAGGGTATTATCTTGAAATTTCTGTGCGTAGTTCAACGCCATTGAATAATTGGATTATTCTTGCTAATGGTGTTGGAATTATTGATGGAGATTATTATAACAATGAATCTAATGAAGGTGAAATTTTCTTCCAGGTAATTAATCTTTCACCCGCAGATATTGTTATTGAAGCTGGCGATAAGATTGGTCAAGGTATTATTAAAAAGTATGAAGTGGTAGACGACGACAATGCAACAGGTGAAAGAACAGGAGGCTTCGGTTCTACAAATGCATAGTCTCTTGGCTTTAGACCAAGCTAGTCGCGTCAGCGGATGATCGGTCTTTGTTGATGGAGAATTAAAAGATTGAGGTCATCTTACCACTAACCAAGAGGACATAGGAGAACGTCTTGTTAGTATTCATAATTTTATAAAAAATAAAGTCCAAGAGTGAAATATAGATACAATCGCCTTTGAGGATATACAATTGCAATCATCTGTTGGAAACAATGTAAAAACATTCAAGGTATTAGCAAATGTTTACGGTGTAGTTCTCATGACTGCCGTAGAACTTAATAAAAATTATAAGATCATTCCTTCTTCAACTTGAAAATCTCAATTAAAAATAAAAGGCCGAACAAGACCTGAACAAAAACGCAATGCACAAGAGTTTGTGCTCCAACAGTACAATGTAAAAGCAACTCAAGATGAGTGCGATAGTATTTGTATCGGAACATGCGCGCTGACGCCAAACCGATCGGTTTTCACGGCAGCCGCAGATAAAGGGTTTGATTGGTCAGAATAGAAAAAGGTGATTAACACCTTTTTTATTTTATAAGACAAAAAGGGGAGGTCTAATATGACAATTACAGCAGATGCTATTTTAACATATGTTCTCGTCGCAATTGGTGGCTTTTTAGTTAAATCTGCTTTAGATTGAATTAAAAATACTGGCGAAGAAAAAGTTGATAAAGCAAGAAAATTTGAAGAACAAACATTAAGAAATGAAATTGAAAAAATCGTAAAAGAATCAAGCAAAGCCTTTAAAGAGGAGCTACTTGAAGATATTTCAAAACTTCAAGCTGAAGAATCTAAAAATTATGAATATTGGCAAAAAATGTATTGAGATGCAGTAAATCGCTTAAGTGAAGTACAAAAACAATTTAAAGTATTAGAAGAACAAGATATTACTTTTTATAAATATTTATTAATTGATACATGCAAAGAGTATCTGTCTAAAGGTGAAATGACTCAATATCAATTTGATAGATTAACTGAATGGTATAAAATCTATAAATCTCTTGGAGGTAATCATCAAGGTGATTTATATTATAAGCGCGCAGTTGCATTACCGATTGTTGCAAATGAACATGAAAACGAAGAACAAGAGAGACATAGTATATTTGACTATGGCGATCAAATAAAAGATAATGGAATAAAAAAATAGGGATAGCTTTATTATAGCTATCCCTATTTTTTTTATGCTCTTACCGCTTTAATAACATTTACTTGTTCTTGAATTAATTGTGAAATATAGAAATCAATATCTTTATATACTTCATTTAATACAGTAGTCATTTCTTCTGACATTAATTCTTTAATGGCATCAAAAGTTTTATGATAAGCAATATCATGCTCTTCTGGCCCGAAATGACCTTGTTCTCTTAATTCATCAACATATGTTTGATTTGTTGCAATAACGCATGTTTCAACAATACCCATAAGCATATCAGAGTATTTTGAAAACATTTTATTATCAACATTGTCTTGTAATTCTTTCACCTTTTTGCGCATAAATGCAATTCCATAAGTACATAAAATTCCTAAAAGAGGTAAAAGACAAGTAAAGAAAATATCTTGTAACATTGGTGTGTCTATCATTTTTTTTTCATCTCCTTTGCGCAGTTAGCATTACCCAGCCTCACCACTTGGAGGTTGCGCTTTGAGGCCGCAGGGGTATCAGGGTTCGAACCTGAATAGACGGTGTTGCGTACTACTATAGTTTTCACTACCATTGCTGTTTGTAGTCTGGACTATATCTTTAGCTGTTCTAGCTAGGTGATTATCTAGTCTCTACGGGCTAAATTAGGCTGTTTCTCGAATTCCATTTAACTACTGCCCGGCCGTTACGCTATGCTCTTATAAGTCGCCGATTCGTCCAAGTCTCCGGCCCGGTTATAAGAGGTCCGTAGCACCCAAAATATTCCCTCGGTATTCCCATGCTTTCGTTTAGGGTTCACCGATATCATCACCTTCATTTGCGATATCCCTATCGCAACGCACCAATTATAGGATTAACATCTCCCGGTTGAAGACCGTAGTGTTCCCAATTACACCATACCCCTATAATAAGTAGAGAACTTCTAAATCATTCTCTATGCTTTTGTAACTGTTAGTTTAGTTACTTCTGGCTCTTTCTTATATAGATTGATATAAAGCAAGCCATCCTTAACCTGATAAGTTACAGCTTTAAACATGTCAGCTTTAATTTCAAACTTTGAGCTTACCTTGTAATCATAATTCAAAACGTCGTTATGAGTAACGCCTTCAATTACTAACATATCTCTGCCATCGTCTTCATGTACAATATCTACTTTAATATCACCTTCATTAACTCCGACAATATTATGTACTAATACAACCCTGTCTTTTAAAGTTTTAAGACTATAAGGCTTCATATCGTGTACTGGACGACTAAAAGCATAAGCGGGCTTATCCCAATTGAAAAAAGAATCAAAATCAAACATCATAAAAATCCTCCTAAAAAGTAACAAGAACTAATCCACCAGCTAAATCATTATGAATAGTTTCATAATTAAATTGGTCATTAGTATCTTTTATAAAAATTTGTAAGGTAAAAGATTCTGGATATATAAATCTAAATAAGAAGTTCTCTACCTTTTTTAATTGTTCATAATCTCTTAAATATAACTCCATACATCTTCCTCCTTACAAGTATTATTATACAAAATTTTTTCAGAAAAAGTCAAATAAAAAAGGAGAAGATTTATTCAAAATCTTCTCCTGTATTTTTTTCTCTTCATCCATTTAATTGATTGTAAAATTCAAACATATAATTAGAACCACGAGACAATATAATGGCTGTTGCCGCAGTTCCAATTATAGGATATTTCTCTTGTAATCCAAGAGATGTAAAGAAATTAAGGTTCATGTCATAACAAAAAACCAGTGCCACAGCTAACGCAACCACAACTTGCCATTGAATTTTTTTCTTATCATAAACAGTTTTACCATATGTGATAATTGCTTCAATGAATATGGCAATTGCGATTAGTGGGAAAAAATTATCATTTATAATCATAATATAATAATATGCCTTTCTTACTATGGTAAAATTTTAACTATTGAATTTTTATAGCCGTCATATGCAGAGGAGCTTGGCGTACTGCTGCTGTCTTCGTAAACTTTTACTGACGTGTAACGAACAGTCCCTGGAGTCGCAGTTACACCATCGTTTGTATTGACTACTATAATAGGTTCATCTCCTTTTTCTTGATTTGTTGCAGGAATAGTTTTACTTACTGTAACATTACCATTTGCTCCAAATGTTGAAAATCATAAATCTGAAGAACCGTATATTGGTTTATCGCCCGTTGATTTATTTGTTGTTTGAATACCAACCCAATAATTACTTGTTGCTCAGAAATTACTTGTTCTTGTAGGATCAGGATTTTTCAAGGTGGCTGTTATCTTAGTTACATTAGAATTCGTATATGTTAATGTAACTTCTATCGGAAATTCATTATAATAATATCCTGATCTTACAAGTGTTGCAGTTATAACCTTTTTAGTAATTGCCATAATACACTACTGCCTCCTATTTCATTCCATAGAAAGCAACACCCTCATTTTTCCAACCGAGTTTAACAAGAGCATCTCTTTCTTTTTCACTAGCAGTATACATATGGCCATTATGAGAAGCATATAGTCTATATACTGGAACTTCTTTATTCTTATCAGAATGGAATGCGACATTTTCATATTTCCAGCCAATTTTCTCAAGTGCTTCTTTTTCAATTACACTTGCAGTGTATAAATGGTCGCCATCGCTTGAGTTATATAATCTATAAACTCTATCTCCACTTGTTGGCGCTTTCCAACCTATACCTTCATACTTTCAACCACCACGAACTAAAGAATCAGCTTCTCCCTTATTCGCAGTGAAGAAATGCATTGAAGTATGTGGGTTATATAATCTGTATACTCCATTTGGTACTGCCTTAATTGTGTCTGGTTCATAGATATGAATAAAACCTTGGAAAAAATAATTTACTCCAAGAGCATAAGTTCCATTAACTCGTTTAATAGTTCTTAACCTTCAATATCTACCATTTGCAATAGTACCTGTCCATCCGCTTTCAGAAACAATGACGTCTCCTTTTGAATTAACCTCTTCAACAAATGCCACGTGGCCTGCGCCATCACCTGAATTACCGGCCTTTCCTTTTTGCCAGCACATGATTGAACCAACCTTTGGAGTTTGTGAGCGAGCAAAGCCATCTTGAGTATAGCCCCAATAATTTTCAGCATTACCTCGGCATAAAGTATCATCAGAACCAGTTAATTCAATAGTTCTACCGTGTACATATCCTACGCAATTAGGCAATACACATCCTTTAACAATTCGTCCTGCGGAATTACCTAAAATACAATGATTCTTTCCACCATATGTAGTTTTTAAATACGCTTTATTGTCATTTGCAGGACGAGTCAATCTTGGAACGTATGTCATATTGGATCTCCTTTCTATTATCTTCAAATTTCTTTTATTTTACATCAATATTTATCAGCCTTTTCCTCCTGGTCACCCATTATAGAACCAATATCAAAATCGCAACTCTTTTTCTTTATATAAAGAGACTGTGCTTGCGCTAATTCCTCATTAACATCTTTAATTAAACAAGCTAAATATTCAGCATCCGCAATTTCTCCAAGAGCAAACAATTCTTTATACATTTTTTCGTATAATTTTTTCGTGTCTTGTTCTCATTCTATTCATTTTTCAATGCCTGTTTTTACTGCGTTGCGCTTTGTTGTTGCGTCAACATCTTCTCTAAAATAAGCATATCAAGAAGAAGGGATTATTTTTGGATCTTCTACTGGTTTTGCTTTAATTAATTTATTGTGATGTCTATGATAATAATAATTTAATTCCATATAATCTTTGTTTTCGCAAAGATAGTGATATTGGTGACATTTAGAATAGCCTTTCAAATTCAAAAAACAATAATAATGTGCCATCTGGTCATGAACCATTAGCCCTTTAATCATATGCGCTGATAACTCAGAAAAAATTTCTTCAACTGTCATAATTTATCCCTCCAAAAGTGATAAACTAAATTCTAACAGCTGTTACACCTATTGTGTTATATGTTACCGCAATACCCATATTTCTTAATGAAATAGTAGTTACGGTTGCGCAAGGGCAATTTATAACGTTATTGTCTGGCACTTGAATTAATGTTGTAAAACTAAATGGGATTATTGAAGTAGCATCTGCGGCCGTCGCTAATGCTACGGCTTGAGGTTGGAGTACACCATCTTTATCTAACTGAACTTCAATCTCACCTGCCGCACTTCCTGTTACGCTACCAGATACTGTTACTTCATAAATACCGCATTTATTAAATTGAATTGTTGATGTACCTAATAATTGTGTGCTTGTGCCTTTCATTAAGGCCACAGTTGTAAGCGGAATACTACCTTCCGTTGCAACGTCTACATTTTTAGAATAAACTTCTAACATTTAATCATTCCTCCTAAACTTTTTCCTTTTGACTAAAAATAAATAGGGCAACATTGCTGTCGCCCTATTGTTGATTTATTAAAGTGTTGCTCCGCCGCTGCAAGCGCAGAAAGGATTTGTTCCTGCGTAAT